CACCTATTGTCCCCAACTGCCAGCGGGAAATCCATAATGATTTATTCATTGGTTAGGTTTCATGTAAATGTGAAAAGGAATGTACTTATTATAGTACCAACTACGTCTCTTGTTGAACAAATGTACAAAGACTTTACAGAATATGGTTGGAACACTGAGTATCACTGCCATAAAATATATGCTGGTGAAGAAAAATATACAGACCATGATGTAGTTATATCAACTTGGCAGTCCTTATATAAGGAACCAAGAAAATTTTTTGATAGGTTTGATGTTGTAATTGGTGACGAAGCACATTTGTTTAAAGCAAAATCTTTAACTAAATTAATGTCTAAGTTGCATAGTTGTAAGTATCGTATTGGATTTACTGGTACATTAGATGGGTCGGATACTAATCAATTAGTATTGGAGGGTGTGTTTGGTAGATGTACTCAGGTTACTAGGACATCTGATCTAATGAAGAAAGGGCATGTTGCCAAACTTAAAGTAAAGATTCTTCTATTAAAGCATGAAGAAAAAATCTTTGAGGGATATCAAGATGAAATGGATTACCTTTGTGAGCATGAACATCGTAATAAATTCATCCGTAACTTAGCGTGTGACTTAAAGGGAAATACACTGGTACTATTCAACTACGTGGAGAAGCACGGTCTCCCTTTGTATGAGATGATAAATAGTCATACCGACAGACCAGTACATTTAGTTTATGGTGGAGTGGATGTCGATGACCGAGAACACATACGGAATTTAGTTGAAAATGAAACTCCTGAAAACAATGGCATTATTGTCGCCTCTTATGGGACTTTTAGTACTGGCATCAACATTAAGCGGTTGCACAACCTCGTCTTCGCCAGTCCCTCCAAGTCCAGAGTTAGAAATCTTCAGTCCATTGGCAGAGTCCTCAGAAAAGGACGGTTAAAAGATAAGGCAACATTATATGATATTGCAGATGACATCTCTACAGATCGTGGGCATAATTACACATTGAATCATTTAATGGAGAGAGTTAAAATCTACAAGCAAGAGAATTTTAATTATGAAATCATAGATGTAAAATTAAAATCTGATGATTAGTTACGCAAAACACGAAGAAGAATTTTACGGAGTTTTTAAACTCGTCAGTGGAGAAGAGGTATTGGGTAAAGCAGTACTTACGGAAGATAATGGAGAAACTCTTTCCTTTATCCAGAACCCTGTTTCTACAATAGTTATTAATAATAAAGATAATGAAGGTCGCAATATTCGGGGGGTGGGGTTTGCGAAATGGATGCAATTTTCTGATGAGGATTTTTATATCATAAGAGAAAAAGATGTTTTAACAGTTTCTTCAATGAGTAAAGAAATTACATTCATGTATGAAGCGTTTGTTCTAAATGAAAATAAAGGTAAACCACCAAAAAAAGATAATTTAAAAATTGATCCCAAACCCAGTATGGGTTACCTAGGAAAAATTGACGAGGCACGGAATCTATTTGAAAAAATATTTAAGACTTAAATTATTGCCCTGAACCCTTACACGGTTAGTGTACATCAAATTGACAAACGTGTCAAGCCCTGATATAATATATACAAAGCAAGACACCTATGAAAAGAATAAAAAAACAAAAACAACATTATGTTGATAATCAGGAGTTTCTTGCTGCTATCATTAAGTACAAAGAAAGAGTATATATTGCTGCCGTAAAGGAGATTGAAGGTCTTGCTGACATGGAACCTGATGTGCAGTTCCAAACTTTAAAGAGTTGGAAAAGTAAAAGTAAACCTAGAGTAGGAAATTATATTGGAAGTTGTTTTTTAAAGATAGCACAACATTTATCATACAGACCAAACTTCATCAACTACATGTATAAGGATGATATGGTTTGTGATGGTATAGAAAATTGTATACAATATATTGATAATTTTAATCCAGCAAAGTCTAAGAACCCATTTGCTTATTTTACACAAATAGTTTATTATGCATTCTTACGTCGTATTGCTAAAGAGAAACGCCAGTTGGATATTAAAGATAAAATTCTAGAGAAGTCAGGTTACGATCACGTATTCACAGTTGACGGAGAAGGTGGAGCTGACTATAATCAAATTAAGAATCGTGTTGAAATGAATCAAAAGAGATGAAGATCTTACTCATAACAGATCAGCATTTTGGTGTACGTAATGACAATCAAAATTTCATTGATCATTACAGAAAATTTTATAGTGAAGTTGTGATCCCTTTTGTGGATGCAAATAAAATTGATACTATTATTAATCTAGGTGATACGTTTGATAAACGTCGATCTATTAATTTTATGTCATTGGAAGCAGCGAAAGAGATGTGGTTTGATCCTCTTAGAGAAAGGAATGTTAAAATGCATACCCTTGTAGGTAATCATGACATTTATTATAAAAACACTTTAAGAGTTAATGCTCCAAATGAATTACTTGGAGAATACGAAAACATAACTGCCTATACAGAACCTACTACAGTTATGTTTGATGGTCTTCCCATACTCTTTTTACCTTGGATATGTGATGAGAACTATGATGAATCTCTACGAGCTGTTAATGAAAGTTCTGCTGATATCTGTATGGGTCATTTGGAACTTAATGGTTTTGAAGCACATCCTGGACATGTGATGACAAATGGTATGGATGTTAAACATTTTTCTAGATTTAAAAAAGTGTTTAGTGGTCACTATCATATGAAGTCTACTAAGAAAAATGTTACATATCTTGGAAACCCCTACCAACTTTATTGGAATGATTACGGCACTAAAAGAGGCTTTCATGTCTTTAACACAGACACTCTACGATGTAGTTTCCATAGAAATCCCTTTGACACTTTTCATAAGTTGTATTATAATGGTGGAGTTGTACTTCCGAATGAGGACGAAGTTAAAGGAACGTTCGTCAAACTCATTGTAGAAGACAAAGGTGACTATTCAAAATTTGACTATACGGTTAGTCAACTTCAAGACATGGGTCTTGGTGATTTAAAAATCATTGAAGACTTAAGTGTAGAAGCAGAGAATGGTACTGGACTGATGGAAACCGAAGATACAATGACTCTTCTTGATAACTACATAGATGGAATTGATCTTAAAGTTAACAAGTCGAACATTAAAAATGTTATGAGGTCGTTGTATATGGAGGCAGCAGAAATCTGATGTTTATTTTATCGGATACAAAATCTGGCGGTATCTATGCTATAAGAGAGGGTAAGCGTAGAAAAACAGTGACTGTATTTGAAGACTATGATGATGCTGAAAGATATGCTGGACAACTAGAAGCAGAAGATTATGATGATGAATTAGAAATTATTGAGTGTGATCCTACTGTCATTGCTATAAACTGTAATACGTATGGATATACTTATTTAATTATTAAAAAAGACGATCTTATTATCCCACCTTAATGATTACATTTGAAACTATTCGCTGGAAGAATTTCCTATCTACAGGAGACCAGTGGACTGAGATTGATTTTTGTGAGTCACCCTCAACATTAATTGTAGGGTCTAATGGTGCAGGAAAATCCACTATGTTGGATGCTCTTTGTTTTGCATTGTTTAACAAACCATTCAGAAAGATTAATCGTGGACAGTTAGTAAACAGTATTAATGAAAAAGGATTAAAAGTTGAAGTATGTTTTTCTATAGGAAAAGATGAATACAGAGTTTTCAGAGGTGCCAAACCAAATCTCTTTGAGGTTTACAAAAACAATAAGATGGTTGACCAGGACGCTGCTGCCAGAGACACGCAGAAATATTTGGAGCAATCAGTCCTCAAACTCAATTACAAAAGTTTTACCCAAGTCGTCATACTTGGTTCATCCACATTTGTACCCTTCATGCAATTGGGAGCAAGTGTCAGGAGAGAAGTTATTGAAGATCTACTCGATATCCAGATCTTTTCAAACATGAATTCTTTGCTGAAGGATAGAGTTCGTTCATCACAAAGTCAAAGTAATGATTGTGGCCACATGCTTCGTCTCACAAAGGAGAAAGTAGAGAGTCAGCAGAAGTTACTTGATTCATTAAAAGAAGTTAATCATAATCGTCAAGAAGAAAAACGTAATCGATATAATAAAAATTCTAAAAGTATTGAAGAAGTAAAATCTAATCATATTAAACTTAAAGATGAGATTCTAGTTCTTGAAGAAGAGGTGGGTGATGTTGAAGTTCAGAGAAAATTTGTTCGTAAACTTCGTCAAGGTCAAGCAGATAAAAAATCTGAACTTAAGTTAATTGCAAACAATCTTAAGTTCTTTAAGAGTCATGATGTATGTCCTACATGTACACAAAATATTAGTAGTGTATTTAAAACAGATCAAGTTGATACTTTAACTAGTTCTGGAACAACACTTGCTACTAAGATTGAAGAGTTTACTAAAGATATCTCTGAGGCAGTAAGTGTTGTTACTAAGATAGAAGAGACTTCTACAAAACTATATGAAGTTCGTAGTGATGCTACTGCACAAGAAAGAGAGGTAGTTCGTCTTGAAATGGATAACATTGAGATCTCCAAACAGATTCTTGAACTTCAACAAAGTACTCCTAACATAGATCAAGAAAAAGAAACTTTACAGGGGTATGTTGCTGAGTATAAAACAACTGAAAAGGATTGTGCAGAAGTCAGTCAACAGTTGGATGAATTCCAAGTTGTGTCTTCTCTATTAAAAGACTCTGGTATTAAGAGTCAGATTATCAAAAAATATGTTCCTATCTTCAACCAACTCATTAATAAATATCTTTCGTCTATGGAATTTTTTGTTAACTTTACATTGGATGAAGAGTTCAATGAAGTTATCAAGAGTCGTTTCCGTGATGAGTTTTCTTATGCATCTTTCTCTGAAGGAGAGAAGCAAAAGATTGACTTAGCACTACTCTTTACATGGAGAGAAGTTGCTAGGATGAAAAATAGTGTTGCTACAAATCTTCTTATTCTTGATGAGGTTTTTGATAGTTCACTTGATTCTTCTGGTACTGGAGAACTTCTTCAAATACTAAGAAGTCTTGGAGACGGAACAAATGTATTTGTTATTTCTCATAAAGGTGATATACTGGTGGATAAGTTCTTACGAACTTTAAAATTCGAAAAGGTTAATGATTTTTCTAAGATGTCTGATGAATCCTAAATAAAACCATGATTGAATACACTGAACCAGTAACAGATAAACTGAAATTAAGAGCAGATGCTCTTAAAATTCTAATGGCACAATTTGGTTCTGATGGAAAATCAGTATACGAATGTGCAGATGAGTGGTGTAGTAAACAGTATACTACAGCAGGTCTTGTCAAATATTATGAAGCATATTATTCTAAAAAAACAAAATGACTAAACCAATTGAAAGTTCAGAACAACTAATTGAACGTTTTACGAAACGTACTATGCAATTACAAGCAAGGAAGCAAGAACTACAATCAGTATATGATGAGTATGTTAAGTTAGAAAGAGATCTAACTAGACTTGAAGGTTCTATGCAAGCAATACAATACGCTGCATATGGTAAGATGCCTGGTGATGGTAACCATGATAAATTCAAGGATCATAGACCAGTTAAACATAATGATTTGGATCGTTTAGACTAATGGATAGTGAACGTAAGCAAAGGATCATACAACGCATAGAAGAATTGACACTTCTATTGA